GAAATCGTAGACTTCAATCGTTTTGTTTTACGAGAAAGATCGATGGAGCTGACAATCGTTGAGCCAATTAAACCACCAATAGCACCACCAGCAATTGCGGCTCCAACTCCAGCAATTGGACCACCTAACTCTGCTGCTAATGCTCCCGCACCACCACCGATCGCCGCGCCGAAAACACCACCTGCAGTTCCCTCGGCAAATAACTGCCCCATGGTACTATCACTGATAATCTGATTTCCTGAGGCAATCTGACCGACACCAGCAGCTGCATCATTTGCGCGATTTTGATTTGCGGTCGGACCGATATTAGTTCTTTCTTGAATATTATATGAAGATTTTTCTTGCACATTAACATAGAAAGTCACATAATGTAACCCTTCGAAATTATTTGTACCAAGATTAATTGGGTATCGAAGGTCAGTGCTTGCAAACGCATTCTTAGCCAGAATTGCTAGTGGACCCTTTGCTTCGTTTGGATCTAGATTTCTTGAAACACTATTCAGCGTAAGTGGTGTTGACATTAAGTTCTTCCGAGGGGTCTAAATAAATCTATGGCTTATTCAGGTAGATACAGTCCGAAAAATACCAATAAATATTTAGGTGATCCGACAAACATCTGGTACAGATCGCTGTGGGAACGCCGAGTCATGGTACATTTAGATACCAACCCAAGTGTGATTGAGTGGTCTAACGAAGAAATTGTAATACCTTATTTATCCCCAGTTGACAATCGTTGGCATCGTTATTTCCCTGACTTTTTTGTTCGTGTTCGAAATAAACTGGGTATGTTAGAAGGAATGATATTAGAGGTTAAGCCGAAAAGTCAGGCGAAGCCTCCAGAAAAGAAGAGTAAAATTACTCGTAGATATATCAATGAGGTAATGACTTGGGGAGTGAATGAGGCGAAATGGAAGGCTGCATCTGAATACTGTAAGACTCGTCAATGGAAGTTTCAAGTTATAACTGAGGATGATCTCGGAATCTAATGCCATCACTATTTGATAAATTAAGTCGAGAAATGACTGCAGCTGGCATTAAGCCAAGAAGTGCAGAAGCGAGAGCATGGCTCGGAGGCAAACTTGCTAAACTTCGTATGCCTGCAGATCGCTCGAACATTCTAAACGATGCAAAGCGCATTTCACCAAAAGCATTTATCGGTCGTATGTATACCTATCAATACGACCCTAAACTTAAAGATGTTCTCCCTGTCTGGGATAAATTTCCTCTCGTCATTCCAATTGAGATGTATTCAGATGGATTCTTAGGATTGAATCTGCATTATCTAGACCCATATTCTCGTCTCATTCTACTCGATCGACTCGGAGATTTTATCAATAACGATAAATATGACGACACAACCAAGTTTCGTTTATCTTATGATCTATTGAATAAGTCAAAACGATATAAACTCATACAGGATTGTTTGAAGAGATATCTACTCACTCACATCGTTTCTTCGGTGATATACATCGAACCAAGTAATTGGGAAACAGCAATTTTCCTACCAACACAAAAGATGGTATATAAAAAGTAATGGCATTTAATGTAAATCAGTTTATCTCGCACTTCGATTCTCGAGAAGGTTTTGCTAAATCTTCAAAGTTCGATGTAATCATTAATGTTCCCTCATTCCTAATGAATATGGGAACTTCAGAACAATTATCGTTGCAGTGCGAATCTGCAGAGTTGCCAGGATATACACTGAATACGATCGATAACAAAATTTTCGGCGCACCAACTCCATTAGCAGGTACTCCTTCTTTCGGAGATGTGACACTCTCGTTTATCTGCGCTGGTAATCTATGGGAAAAGAAATTCTTTGACACTTGGCTCGATAATATTATTCCAAAACAAACATATCTTGTCAATTACAAGATGAACTATGTTACAGATATTATTATTCGTCAGTATAGCGAATTCATGCCAATAGATGAATCTGAACTTACGCGAGAAGAAGCACTTAGAGCAGACAAAACTCAGCTTGGTGAAACGAGACCAACTCTCGCAACAGTAGCAACACGAACACCAATGGATCCAGAAAGATTTAACAAGCCTCATGTTTCTTATGCGTGCACACTTATCAATGCTTTCCCTGTTACGGTGAATGCAATGAATTTGAATTGGGGTACAGACGAAATTCATCGTTTAACAGTCGCGTTTAAATTTGATCGCTGGTTACCATTTAAAACAAATCCAATTGATTCAGTAGAACCAGTGCAATCAGCGCCAAATGTTGGCGACAACGAAACTGGATCAGCGGGTTCTCTCGTAAATACACCAGCAGGACCAGTTCGTGTGCGTCCAAGTACTGATGCTTCTTCTGGTGTTTTAAAGACAAGACCATCAGTAACATCGTCTCCACAGTATGGTGGAAGAATTTAATATGGAGTAAATTATGGCATTACCGAAGATTAGTTATCCTACATTTGATGTGCATTTGACATCTTTGAACAGAAAGGTAAAGTTTCGACCGTTTCTAGTGAAGGAAGAAAAGTTATTGTTGATGGCAAAGGAAGCAGAAGATCTGACTTCGTTGCTTGATACAGTAAAACAAATTATCAATAACTGCTGCCTCGATGAGAAAGTGGATATTGAAAATTTGCCATTGTTCGATTTGGAGATGATCTTTATTCATCTTCGACTTCGTTCAGTGGGAGAAACACTGGAACTTTCATACAAATGCGAGAATGTTGTTGAAAGCGAAAGATGCGGCAACAGCATGGTATTTGAAGTAGACTTAAACACAGTAGAAGTTGTAGTGCCAGAAGAGCACACAAATAAGGTTATGATCTCTGATGAAATTGGAATGATGTTGAAATATCCTTCCATAAGTATTTCAACTTCTATTGCATCAAGAGTTGATACACTAGAGAATATTCTAGATTTGATCTACGAACATCTAGATTATAAGTTACATGCAGCAAGTGCTCCTTTAACCATACAATCGTTGTAAAAGGAATCGACGATTTTTTCGGTTAATGTTTGGTTATGACAATTTAGCGAATTATTTTAATTGTAACTTTGGTTTGATTCAGCACCATAAGTATGCATTGAGCGACATTGAGAATATGTTGCCGTGGGAGCGTCAGACCTATGTAAACATGCTTATGAACTGGTTGAAGGAAGAAAAGGAAAGAATTAAGTTGCAACAACAGCAACAGAAATCTGAGATTGCAAAAGTTACAAGAACTAGAAGAAAACGATGAAGATAAAAACTACAGGTGCTAAAAGTTTAACTGGTCTTAAAGAGAAGAACCGTAAGCGTCGAAGCACTCGAGTGAAAGGTTCAGAAGAGGAAGTTCAAAACTTACTCGAGATGCAGCGAGAGGCTGTTCAACAGAAAATGAGCGAGGCTGGCGGCGGCGTTATAAAGAAGGGCATTGGTGGATTAAAAGGTCTACAAGAAGCCTATAAACTGCAAGAAGAATATAAAGAAGCCAAGTCTGGCGTTCAATCGCGTTATGGAAAGTTTGCAAAGGCATTCGGTCTTGCTGATGAGAAACAGGCTGCAATGCTCGATAAGTTTTTCGGAAAAGAAGTTCCGAAAGAAGAACTCGAGAAGATGCGCGAAAAGTTCAAGATCAAAGATCCCAAGGCTGATGAAGGTAAATCAAAGGCAACGAAGGGATTGAAAAAACAATCTGAGAAATCAAAACTTCGTGACGAACAGATTACAAAGATCTACGAGTTATCTGAGAAAATTCATGAGATCGTAGGTGGTATCAAATCTTCTGTTGACGGTATTGCGAATAAACTTCGCGCCAGTCCAGCCAAAGCAGCACCAAAGTCTAAGAAAGAAATGCGTAAACTTGAGAAGAAAGCAGGTCTCAAGTATTCAAAAGAAGCCAGTCGATATCGAGATGAGAAAACTGGCCAATTCGTAAGCAAAGAATCTGCAAGACAGCGAATGAATATTTCGCCAACTGCTTCTGCAAGTAAGGCAACCGCCACATCAACAGCTTCGGCAGCGGGAACATCAGGTGCCGCAATGGCTCCAACAGCAACTCCTGCAGTTGATGCGGATTTGAAGAGTCAAACATTAAAAGAAGCCGCACCAGAAGAACAGAAAGACGAAACTGGCGATAAACTTGATAAACTTTCGAAAGAGGTAAAGAAAGTTAATGAGGGTGTTGAAGAAATTCTCGATATTTTCTCACTCAAAAGTTTCTATAAACTGATTGGTGGTGCAATTGGATTTGCTTTCCCTTTCTTAAAGAAAGCAGTTGAGTTCATTTGGGACATTGGTAGTAAAGGTGTTAAATGGATAGTTGATCTTTCAAAAACTGTTTGGGAAAATCTTCGCGATTTCTTGACTACCATTAGACTAGACATTCCAGAAATAATGGGTCCTGTTGAGATTGATCTTCCAGGACTTGATCCATTTACGCTTGGACCAATTGGTGGGTTTACTTTTGAGCCATTCAAGTTTTTGAAAAAACCAATTGAATCACCAGACAAAGTCACGCCGCCAGCAGAAAATTCACAAGAAGAAAAGAAATCATCAGCTACTGCTAGTGGTGGTGGTGGCGGTGGTGCACCATCAGCGGCTCCTAGTGCACCGCCAGCAGCTGCAAGTGCACCACCAGCGGCTGGCGGTGGTGGGGGTGGTGCTCGTGCCGCGCTTCAGCTAATGCCAGGTGACACTCTCGAGATCACTGCAGCAGCAGGAGGTGGCGCAGCGGGTGCAGGTAGTGGCAGTGGTGGCAGTGGTGGCAGCGGCGGTGGCGGCGGTGGCGCACCAACGGCAACTCCTTCTGGATCAAATATGCCAGGTGGTTCTGCTCCAGCCGCAGGTGGTGGGGGTGGTGGTGCAGGTGGTGGTGCAGGTGGTGCTGTAATTGGTGTTGTAAAAGGTGCGATGGCTGAATATGGAATTACGAACCCATATGCTCAAGCAGCACTACTTGCAAATATTGAAAAAGAATCTGGGTTTAAACCAAAATCAGAAAATCTAAACTACACCTCTATTGAAAGAATTAGAACCGTATTTACTCGTCTCAAAAAATATAGTGATGAAGAACTTCAAGCAAAGGCAGTGAAGAATCCAGAAGGCATGGCTGAATTAGTTTATGGAATGAACGATAAAATCGGTCGAAGCATGGGTAATACAGAACCAGGAGATGGTTGGAAATATCGCGGTCGTGGATTTATTCAGATTACTGGTAAGAATAATTACGCCAAATATGGTAAGATGATTGGTGTTGATTTGATCAGTAATCCAGATCAAGCAAATGATCCAGCAGTTGCTGCCAAACTTGCAGCTGCATTTGTGATGGCAGGATTAAAAGGTAAACAAGATTTCTCTGATCAAAAGACAGCTAACCGTGCAGTTACTCAGACAATTGGTGGTGCTGGATTGGGTCTTGATAAAGGATATGGTGCAGAAATTCTCGCCAAGGTTGATAAGTATTCAACAAAGTATACACCAACTGGAGTTCCTGCTGGCGGTACTGGTCAGGCTCCTGGTGGTCCAATGTATGCTGCTGGTGGTGGTGTTGCTTCTGGTCCGCAATCTGGATATCCCGCAACTCTACACGGCACTGAAGCCATTGTTCCACTTGATGGTCAATCATATCAATCTAAACAAGCAGTGACTGCAGTGAGTAAGGCAGTTTCTGGTGAAGAATTGGGGCAGCAGAGCGCAGAAAATTCTATGGCTTCAACTGGTCCAAGTGTTGTTCCAGTACCAGTTCCAGGCGGTGGTGGTGGCGACAAACAAGCAGCACCACCACAAAAATCAGATAACTCTGTAAAGGCTGATGTTCGTTTTGCTGACGATACATTTAATCGCGCAATATCAAAAGATTTCGCGCATCCTACATCATTCACTTCAGTCGGCTTTGCATAAAAAAAAGGG